AAGTTGCGATCTGCCAAGAACGCAGCGAAAGCGATTGTCAAAAAGGCTGTAGAGGTCGAGTTACCTGAACACGTCGTCAAGGCAAGAAAGAACTTCGCCTACTTCTGTGAGTTGATGGGCAAAAAGCCAGCCCGTCATATGCGGGAATGGCACAAAGTATTTCTGACAGGGCAGAGCAACGACCATCTACTGGATATTGCAGGGCCAGATACCTGCCTGCTAAGTCCTCGCGGTTCAGCCAAGTCAACAGTCCTGGGACTCCTGCTGGGATGGCTGATCGGCAGGCATGCACTGTCTAAGAAGCTGTTACGCATCCTGTACGTTTCGTACAACGTCGATGTCGCTCGAAACAAGAGCGCTGCGATCAAGAACCTGATCTGCTCCAAGGAGTATCAGGAGATCTTCCCCTGCGTGCGCCTGTCGAAGATGCGCACATCAGACGAGCTCTGGAGTATTGACTGGGACTTCGCCGAGATCGATGTTCGAGGGGAAGACGCTTTTACGGTGGCCTGCGCAGGACTGAAGGGCACGATCACCTCAAAGCGATCCAGCTTGATCGTGGTGGATGACGCCATCAAAAGCGCTGCAAGTATTGCCAACCCGGATATTCGCCGGGAGATGGAGACGAACTGGACGAACGTCATCGTGCCAACCATGTTCCAGGGTGCTCGTGCCATTGCCCTGGGGACGCGGTTTCACTTCGATGACCTGTTTGCCACGATCTTCACTGAGAAGAAGGGGTGGAAATGCATTACCCAGTCGGCATTGCATTACGACGATGACGGCAGGCCGAAGTCGTACTGGCCTGAGATGTGGTCGGCGAAATACCTGCTGAAGCTGCAAAGCGACGATCGGGTGGCTTTCTCGTACCAGTACCTCAATCAACCAGTCCGCTCGAGGGAGCTCGGTATATCACCAGAGCTTTTCGTCAAAGGCGAAGTCCCTGACACCTATGACGTTGTTGGTGTGGGAATTGATCTTTCGGCGGGCATGACCGAGAGAAACGACTGGACGGTGTTCACTCTCGCGGGGCGTGTCGACGACAAGGTCTACGTGATCGACTACAGGCGTATGCGCTCGATGGGGAACATCGACAAGATCGAGGCGCTTTGTGAATTGCTTGTCGAGTGGAACTTGTTAGAGACAAACGATGAAGGCCAGTATTTCAAGTCAATGTCTCCTGTAGTGATCTGGCCAGAAGTCGTTGCGTATCAAAAATCTTTTGAAGGAGACATGAAAAGAATCCTGTTCAATGATTGGCAGCTTTACAACCTATCGATCAGTCCTGTGAAGGGATTCCGTGGCGACAAACTGGCTAGGTTGAGGGGGATTATGGGGCTCTTTGAGCACAAAAAAATTATCTTCAATAAATACCGTGATTTCAGTTGCATGGTCGATGAGATCGTCAACTTCGGGCACTCGCCTCACGACGATTGCGCTGACTCATTGAATATCGTGGTACAAGGCCTAATGAAACGCGGAAGTGCACAGATTGAGTGGAACTAAAATAGAACTATGAGCCAGGCAACTCAAGACCGTTTCCGTCGAATAATCGAGGCAGCTCGAAAGCGGGACGGCGGTGCAAACACCGACACGATGATCGTAAACAGTCATCTTTCACAGATGAAACTGTTTATGTTGCGACAGGGACTGGAGTTCTACCCTGCGCAAGATACATTCGGATTCCGAAAACAATTCCTCGCTCAACTGATCGAGGAAAACGAAATTGATACCCGTCTAGAAGGAATCGTCGATGATTTCCTAATTGATGGGAAGGGCCTCTTTTACTTCAGGCCGATTCGGGATACTTACCGGATCATGTGGTTTAGCAAGGATAATTACCGCGCTTACTACGACTCTGTAGGACAACTCGAAGAGATCGAGCTGATTTATTCGTTCTCCGTCAGAGAGAGCATGAATGCTGCTCCGGTCAACATGGCTGGTCAGCAAGGCTCGATGCGCTACGTCAAGCTGCGAGTTCGCAGGGACGAGATCAAGGAAACGATCACGAACGAAAAGCCATCGTTCGATGCCACTGCTCAGAACCTTGCTTTTGCGGTCAATAAGACCCGGACGCTGACGAACTCATTGGGATTCATCCCTGCCGTTGAGTCGTTCAACAACATGCGCTCCACAGGGATGGACGCGACTGGCGAGTTCAATTGGCTCGCCGAGCAGATCGTGACGCACGACGATCTGGTCAAAAACATCAGGACCAACATTCACTTCTTCGGCAACCCGACCCTGGTGTCGAGTCGTCCGAAGCATGACCTTGTTGAAAGCGGTGACGAAGGAGATGGTCTCCGCCCGACAATCAGCTCGCAGGCAGGGTTTTACGCAGCGAACCGTCCCTCCACACGAGTGAGCTCTCCTTTAGGTGGTGGCAGTGGCGGTGGAGGCATGAAAGTGCCTCGCATCATTGCCAATGTCGAATCCACTGACCGTGCGGTTTATCTGACTCCAGACGCAGTGTCTGGTGACCAGAACCTCTATGCACGCCAATACCGAGAAGAAATCCGCACGGCCCTGGGCGGTGTCGACGAACTCGGTATTACGGCAGGTGCAACCGCTTATGAGATCAAGAGTCTCTATGGCCGAGCTGCAACAACTGCGTCAAGGCGCTGCAGGGGCCTACTGACCTACGGCCTGTGCAAGCTGTTCGGATTAGTCATCTTCAACGAAGAAAAGATTTTCCGTGAATCTTTTGCTGGTGCAATTGGCCTTGAAAAGCCTCAAGCTCCTATTCGTGAGGAGTATGAGGACGGCGAAGCTTTCTCAGCAGCGGCTCAAGAATTTGACGCTTTGATGAAGCAGTTTGAAGGCGCGCTTCAGGATCAAATTGGACAAGCAGTCCAATCCCGCCAATTACCACCGGGAACTGTTGGTCTTATACCTGATGGCGACCGTAAAGTTGAGTGGAGATGGAAAGGCCCCGTCTTTGAAGATGGTACGGAAGATATACTGAATTCAAGTATTGTCGTTCGTAACCTTCAAGAGCTCGGTGTTAATTCAATCGAAGCTCTGCGTTACCTCTTCCCAGATAAGACTGACGAAGAGAGAAGCGCGATGCTCAGTGGCTATCCATTCAGAATGGCTCAAGCCACACAGCAAAGTATTGGGACATTCCTGACGCTCGTTGAAAACATGCGTCAGATCCCGCACCCGCAAGCACCCGATTTACCGATGCTCGCGGATCCAAAAATGGATCTAACTCCGTACATTTATCGAGCGCTTGATTTCCTTAAGCGTGAGTTGACTTATGCAGGACAGTACAGTGATGACACCGGCGGCGGTGACCCCGAGCGCCTCGATTCCATCGAGCGCGCCCGCGCCGACGCAGGCTTACCAATCAGCTCCGGCCCAGACCGCCCCACCTTCGTACCAGACACCTTCGGTGCCGCAGCAGGTGGAGCAGGCGCCGGTCAGCTACCAACAGGAGGCGCCTCAGGCGAATCCATGGCAGCAGGCGTTCGAACGACTCAGCGACAGCTTGAGCGCGACGCGGAACTCCCAACCTCAGGCAGCCTACTCAACACCGACCCCTCAGCAAGCGGCACCCCAGGCGCAGGCATGGCAGGGTTCGGCTCCAGTGCAGTACCAGGCGGCTCCTTCAGTTTCGGGGCTGCAGACCTCAATACCCCAAGCAACGCCGGCGTACTCCCAGGCCCCGACACAGGCGCCCAGCTACAGCAACGAGCAGACCGCACCCGCGAGCGACGAGTATCTCGCCGCCGTCAGCAACGAAAGTCTTGAAGTTCTCCAGCACTTCGGCGCTGAAGCTCCTGCACTTCTGAACCGCTACTCCTGCGTTGTCGAAGACGCACTGTTGGCTCAGGCTCAGCAGACCGCTGAAGTCATGCAACAGGTGGAGAAGCTAGGCATTGCCCTGGACACTTCTAAGAAGGTGATTGACGCCGCAGCTGAAGACAACGCTGCGTATCACGTCATGCTCACCAACCCCGACATGCTGGCGGCATACGTCAACGACTTCTTCGGTCCTGAAGGTCCATATCCTCAGGAGACTCCAGAAGACCGTTTGGCTGCTGAAATTGCAGCTAACGACCAGCGCTTCCAGGCCCCTGCTCCCGCAGCCCAGCCAGCACCGGCAGCTCCCAGCTACCAGCGTCCTGAGCTCGACATGCCTCAGCCTGGCGTGCAGGCACCACAGGGAGGCGATGACTTCTGGTCAACCTTCTCTGCAATGAGCGACCGCAACCCTCAGGCCGCATGGCAAATGCTGTCTCAGGCAGGTCCTGATGCGCTGCGCAGCAAGATCCTCGTATCGGAGGGCTGAAGATGAGTCACTTGATGCAGAAGAACGGCGAACTCCTTAACGGTCGACTGGCCATGCTTGGAGTCGTCGCAGCGATCGGCGCTTATGCGGTGACCGGTCAACTGATCCCAGGCATCTGGTAGTCAACGCCTACACGTAACGATTACAGCCCCGGTAACCCTGGGGCCTTTTCATATGAACTATCCCGGCACACTGCCTCAGAACGAGAACATCAACGCTGTGATGCTTGATCAGCGTCCCGGTGCTCCTGATGCGTATCAGCAGCAGCAATCACTGCAGCAAGTTGCGCAGAACCAAGCGGTTCAAGCGGACTCTATGGATTCACAGAAAATCGCTGGAATCATGAATGCTGCGAGGGCCATGGCTGCCCAGCAGTCGACAACTGAAAACAAGGCTCAAGCACTAATGCTTAATACAGCTGCAGGTATCCAAGGAGCAGCTGGACAAGGCGGAGCAAAGATGATGCTTTCCCAGGATGATCCAGCAGAAATTTATCGACGAATCTACGGTTAATTTTCGCCGTTAGGATTTACTTTAAACTGATATCTCCCTGTGCGGCTTGCTGGCAGTGACGAAGTATTTAGTCAGCTGTCAGCAACGACACATGGGAATGATGGTGCTCAACACGTTGAAGACGTGATCGAGCAGATCGAAATCTTGCGTGCCAAAGGCTTAGGCGATCCAGCCGCTATTGAGCATGGGTTGAATATCTGGGCGGGCAAAGAAGACGCGGTATCAGCTAATCCTCGGTTTGCAGCCATTTATGGTGACGTTACAAACAGCCCTGCAGGGGACACTGGCCCTAGCGATAGTTCTGATTGAACAATTCGAGGGCGTAGAACCAGATGCCTATGTAGACAGTGTTGGTGTCCCAACCATCTGCGCTGGGCTTACTAAATACCCTGATGGAACGCCTGTCACCATAGGCGACAAGTGCAGTAAGCCCGTTTGCAGGGCTTACCTCGAAACACTGATTGAAAAGGAATACATTCCTCGGCTTGTACAAATCCCTGGATGGGATCGTCTTGGCAAATGCCGTAAAGCCGCACTGCTGAGTTTTGCCTGGAACCTAGGCCCTAACTTTTACGGTTCGACAGGGTTCGAGTCTTTAACGCAGGCGCTAGATGCTGGCGCAAAAAATCCAGAGGAATACGAACGAGTTCCTGAAATCCTTAGTCGCTACACCTGGGCTGACGGTGTGCAATTAGAAGGCTTGAAAATCAGAAGAGCCGAAGAAGGCCGTATTTGGGCCAAAGAAAACGACGGGACAATGATTTACAACTGCAACATCGCGACGTTTTTGCAAAAGGCTCCGATCAAGAGTCGATACCTATCAAGCGAAGGCCGCATGGGTATCGAGCCTGGAGAGACGCTTGAAGTAGTCGCTACCGAGTCAATTCCAGCCACCGCCCATCAATGGGTAACTCTCAAGGACTCAGGCGAGAGGTGGACGGTCTACGTGCCTCACTGGACCATTAGGACAGAGCGAAACGAAGTCGCTGAGAAAAAGGATGGTGACCCGATTGACTGGGGTAACTTCGACGATCGTGTGAGCAAGTATTTGACAGTCGGCGAGGCCTTGCAGTGGGACAAGCGCAGAAGGCCTGAGACCGGCTCAGACGTCGAGCGCGAGCTGATCAGCATCGGTCAGCAGTTTGACGAGATCAGGGAGGCCTGGGGCGGCCCTATCGGGGTAGTGAGTGGATATCGACCAGAAGCAATCAATAGAGAGGTAGGAGGCGTGGCCTCCTCGTATCACATGCGGGGTATGGCTTTAGACGTCTACCCGATCGGCGAAAGCTGCACCATGTTCTACAAGTGGATCAGCAAGCGATGGACGGGTGGTCTCGGTGATGGTTGCAACCTTGGTTTTGTCCATGTGGACATAAGGCACGGAGGTCGCTTCCATCCACGCGCTGATGGTCGCCCTTGCTGTATATGGACTTACTGATATGCATCGCGATGAAAAAAACAAATTCATCGTTGAACTGACAGACGATGAAATTACTCAGCTAGCAGAAAGCGTCGAATTTCATATCAAGCTATGGCCTGGTTATCCAGCTGCAGAGAAAGAAGAGCAGGTAAGGCTCTTAGAGCTCAGAAGCTTGTTGAGGGTGGGAATGCTAGAAGTCTCTTTCCATAAGGATTAAAATCAATCGCGCTGACGCCAATCGTCAGGCTTGTCCTGCTTGAACCAAGCCGCTATCTCCTCGACGCTATTGAAACCGTCGACGATATGGTTTGAGGGATCTGGGTCACCGATATCCATCTGATTCATAAAGTCATCGAGATCGCCAGATTGCATGCCAGGGTTGTTGGCAACCCTACGAGCCTTGCGGAGCATCTCACCAGCGCTGCGATTTGCTTTTGCGAGCTTGCCAGCCCAGATCATGTCATCAAGCTTGACTTCTTCGCCAGCAGCAATGCGTTTGCAAATGAACTCAAGCCTGAGGCGATATTGAGTCGACAGCATGCTTTTTAATTTGAAATCTAACGCGATTAATGTCCCTGGCCGCGCAGCATTTTCCTGCCCTTTTTAGGCCGGCTGTGCTGACCTTGACCTTGGGTAGTCTTCTTTTTGATCGGCTCCTGGTGCACACCGCCGACCAAAGACTTTTTGATTCTGGCCATCAGACCACCCTTACGGCCATCGCGCCGATATTGAACTGAACAGTGTCACCAGTTTCAACGTCGACGCTTGATGTCAGCGATCCAGAGGCAAGGAAGTTGCCACCAGTTTGAGCATCCCAGACACCGAAGTGAGTGACCGTGATGGGTGATGAATTATTAGCTGAATTAGTCAGCTGCACAACGCCGCTATTGGTGACTTCAAAGCCACCACCAGAGGCAGAACCGACAGAACTCAAAGCAGAACTAGCAATCGCTGTGCGGTTTGCTGAGTTTGTGATCGTGCTAGTTACATCACCACTTGTGCCCGCAGTTCCAGGATCTGACGAGTGCAGCGTGATATAGACATTCGAGAGCGCAGCAGGGAAAGATGAACCTTTTACCCAACTCAAGACTTGCGTCGCAAAATATTGCGAGAATGCCATGGACTTCTCTTATAAGTTAGTAAGATAAACCGCCTTTGTTATCAGGGGTTTAGTACCCGCCGTAGGGCGACACTGCACTAAGGGTAGCTACATTGGCGCCGCTCACTGTTGCCGCTCCGCTGATTCTGTGCGTCTTCTTCAGCCTTCCGGTAGGCAGTAATCGTCCGATTGCGGCACCACGCATTTTGACAATTGTGGCTTGAGAAGTAGAGGTCAGGACTGAAGCACCTATCAGCAGACTGATATCTTCTTGAACAGGTATTGATCCAGAAAGTGCAGCAGAAAGTAAAGCATGTCCGCGTGGCTTAACAAGCGAGAAGCGCCCTGCCAAGGATGCACTCAAATCAGCAGAGCCATCAAGACTGACGTACCTAATGACTTGTATCGAGAGGTGGTAAGGAACGCTCTGCCAAGTACTGGTGCTGACCGTGAAGTAATAGACACCTTTCGGCATTGGATCAAGAAATTCCTCAACATCGGTATTGACTATTTCGTTTCTATAGGCAAAACCAAAGTCGTTTACCTTGACTGACTTGCGGTTGGAGTCAAGAATGCCAACACTGATTTGCTGGTCCGTAAATCGATTGACCGGCATTCTTCGAATTAGCAGGTCAGCGTCTCCAAGAATTTCGATCTTGAAGAAAAGGGTCTGAGACCCTTTTGAAGCTCCGATCGTCCCGGTGAAGTCTCCCGTAAAGTTATCGACACGTCCAAGGTCCCTGGACTTGCTAACTGAATTGAACTTGACCTTCTCTGGTCGTAAAAAGGATGGAGAAGATTTGTCGCTCCCACCGATCCTGCCTGTAGCTGGGGTGAAATACCCCTTGTCCAGCGGATTTATAAAATCGTTTTTAAACCCTGCTTGACCACCCGAGAACGAGAAGCCTGCGTTTGCAATGGCTTCAATTGAGTGCCGTGCAACGAATGAATTGCTTGCAAGCGCGAGGCTTTGCGTAGTCCCGCTTAGCTTTGCTGCGTGCTGGAAACCTGCCGCAGAAAGAGACGTCGAGAAGGATCCACTAGAAACCAGGTAGTAGCCCTGGATAAGTCCAATCGATGAGCCGGTAACGGCGAAGTCGCCTGCCTGGCCAACAAGCTTGACGGCCCTCTTCAGAGAGGCTTCGGATGAACCGAGAGAGAAGCTCTCAGTGCCGGCGGCTAAGTAGAAGCCGAGGTCAAAGTCGACAGAACTGCCAGACGTACTGAACGACGTCGAGTCAGCGTCGTAAACACGGTTGTAGTCAGTGAACGCCCGAGGGTACTCAAGCGCAAACTTTGTACTGTTGATCCGAAGGGTGGCTGTGATCAGATCGGCAGATGACGCCCCTAGAGAAAACGAGCCACTATCCGCTTGCATGCTTACCTCAAGCGGTGGATCATCCCAATGTCAATGCACCTGATGATTGGTCAAAATCGATTGTCAAGCTCTCACCATTGGCAAGGGTGAGGCCTGAGCCGTAATCGAAATAACCGATCAGGGGATCAGCAGGGCTAGTTGGTGTGTCGTTGTAAAGGTAGATATATCTAAACGGACCCACTGTCCCAGACGATGTCAGGGTCAGATCGGCTAAGACCAGGCGATAGGTGCCCGATGTCTGTGAAGAACTTGAAGTTGTGACACTGCGAGTACTCAAATCCGAGTAAGAGACTTGAGAAACATTGGCCAAAACACAATTGGCCGTGTCGCCTGTGGGTGGGGTGGATTCGGCAGTTGGGGCCGTGTTGCTGAGCGCAACAACGAGTTGATTGCTGCCAAGATTGTGAACGCCTTCGCTGAGGTGCTCAACAAAGCCATTCAGTTTATTAAAGACAGCCATTCCGCTGCAGCTTGGTTATGAAATCAGTCTAAGGAAAAACTTACGGTCTCTATACTTCGTAGATTTTGCATTCGACATCGAACGGATGTTCTTCGCAATAGTCAATGAATTTCTGTCGAAAGTCAGTGACTGGCTTGCCTTTCGGCTTTTCAATGATTTCAGGCTCCTCGATAGGCGCGAAAAAGATTGTTCCAGGCGCCTTAGGAGCAACACTGAAATTCACGGGACAGACGCCGTCAACGCATTCGCCGGTGTCTTGCATATTCATTACTGGTCATGCAGAGTTAATTGTAAAAGCCAGGTGCCACTGCACAAGGGCCAATTGCACAGTGGATCAGTTGCCAATCCGTTGAAACTACAAAAACCCGGACTCCTGGCTAGGTAGTAAAGCTCCTGACGCAGTTCTTCTTCGGAGCTGTGTAAATCTTATCCAGTTGCTACGTCACTGCTGGGACGCGAGTGAAGGTCTTGCGCATTGTCTTGTGGATATGTGGGCGAATGCTTGCAATCAGGTTTTGCGTCGAGTCTCTATCAAATTGAATTCCAAAACACTTGTCTTCCCGGCTGATGAGAGAGCAGGAAAATCCATTGTCATTACACCAACCAGCAATGACATGATTGTCCTCAGTGCTTAGGCGTGTGCGAATTTTGCCCAAGCGGCCAACGACCCGACCACGATCAGACCACAGCGCGGTCAATCCATAAATGCCGCATATGCTCATGACCTGAGGAGTGATGATCTTCTTGTCTCTTGGATACATCAACTCGTAAGCGCGGTACAACTCGTCACTTCGAACCCTGAGCCTTTTCTTGTCGTAAAACCCATCCGTCGGCAATACATCCCAGACGTACTCCAGTGGACCGGCATGGGCCAGCCGCATCTGCTTGAGCTGATGATTCAGGTAGACCTTCTCAGTCTCAGGTCGAACGATCTGTAGCCATGGTCTACTGCGATGCCCTAGCAGGTTGATTTGCCCCACTCCCAAGCAATAACTCAGTACGCGCTGAACGAATTGCGCTGACATCTGGTATCTCTCCGGTGAATAGGTGCAAACGACTTTTTGGGGCGTACTCGATCAGAGCTTCTCTGATCTTCAAGGCCTCAACGGCATCGAAGTAAAGGCGTGGCTTATGCCTGTATTCCATAAGCTCCGAGCTGGCTCCGGTAAGCATTTGCAGCCAACCCTGGAGTCTTGAGGCTTCCGCCCAGGTATTGCCGACGCGGGTCAACTCGGCCTTGTTCGTACTCGTATCAATTCGAGCACCTTCAGCCCAGCACCATGCGGCAGCCTTGGCGCCAAGTAGATCAAGTGCTGTTTGAGTAATGGTTCGATCGCCTGCAGGGTAGAGCAAGTTATAAACAGGCCTCAATTTATTAGTTGAGACTCTGAAGCGAAGAACCGTAGTGCGTTTTCCGTTATCCCTGGCTGAGCCTCTATAGGGAGTAATTTTCGCTCGCGTTGGAAAGAACTGACGGAATTCAGTCGCCTTGTCTTCCAGAAACGCAGAGGACTTGATTCCTGCTGTAAGTGTCATCTGAATGTATCCACCGCCAGGACTGCGGTATGGCACGAGGCTTCCGTCAACGAGGAGCAATCCCAGTAAGCCCCTGACGTCCGTAACGTCCAAAAAGTGTTCCCTATAAGTTATTTCTATAGTAAGAGTAAGCACGCAGCACGCGTGCAATATCCCCTTACAGCTGAGGAATTTCGATCCATGTGGATTGATAATGACTTTCCAAAGCTGCTAGGTGCTGAGCTTTACCGCCCTCATCCGGGCTACATCATTGAGATGGCGGTAGAGCCCGTGGTTGTTCACGATTTTGCTAAGCAACCCGGTCAAACTGTTCAGCTAGATCGCTACCGCTTCTGGGGCAATCCTGGTAACAAGGATTCCCGAGAACGCACAGCTGATCAAACACTGGGCACTGCATCTAGCCGCTCTATTGTTAAAGACAAGGTCATGGTGACTCTTAAGGAGTACACCGGACCCGCAGACCCAACCGACTCCACGGCACCTTCAACCTTCAAGGTTGCCCGCGAGACACTGCTGACCGCTCAGCGCTTGCTGCTTGATACCGGCAACCTGAATGTCTTCCACCAAAGCATTGGTTCTCTGACCCTGCTGGATGACTATCGCCGGTGGCGTGACCGCGTCTTCGCTGACGAGCTGTTCAAAGCTGAAGCGAATGGCGAAGCCTCTGATTCCCAGGGTGGCTACTACTACCCACTGAGCAAGGCAAAGGCATCATCTGCACCCTTCCTGACTTATTCATCGACTGAGTCGGCGAAGTTCGACGTCAAGACCGACCTGCTTCAGGTGGTCAAGGACATGCGTAAGCGCAATGTTCCTACGTTCGCTGATGGTTATTACCGCTGCATCGCAGATCCAACTGCGATGATGCACTTGCGCCAAAACGATGCATTCCGGGAAATCGCCCGATATGCAGGTAATGGCATGGTCAACCCCCTGCAACCTGAGCAGGCTCCCAACGCCAACTTCTTCTATGGCATGGGTCCCGCTTACGGGCAAGCAGGCTTTGTGGCTGGTCAGCCCGTGATGCCAACTGGCTTCCTCTTTGAAGGAGTTCGTTGGTTCGAGTCAACAAACTTGGCCGAGAAGAGCCTTGAAGTTTCGATTGACAGCACTCAGGCGGTTTACACCGCTGCCCCAATGCTGTTCTTCGGTCCTCAGGCAGTTGGCGTAGGTATTGGCGGAAATAATGCCCAGATTCTGTTGAACAACAACGACGATTTTAGTCGGTTCATCATTATGATCTGGTCTCTCTTTGCCGGTTTTGAAGTGCTTAACCGCGACTTCATCACCGTTGCTTACTCATTCGTATATTGAGGGAGGTAAGTAACTAATGTCTAAGAGAATTTATCCCGGTAACTTTGTTACCAATCTGAGTAGCTTCCAGGGTCAGTGCGTTGTTGCAGTCCCCGGAAGGCAGTACTACCACAAGATCGGCTACGCACTTGTCGACTCAACTGGCGGCACGTCTTTTGACGTGATCATCCCCAGCCCTGACAAGCGCGATGATGACAAGCCTCGGGCAAACATCACCGGGCTGGTAGTGCCTGATGGTGCAGTCGTTTACTCCCTTGGCCTGCGTGTGACTGACACTCGCAAGGAGAAGGACAAGGGAACCGCAGCTTCTGGTCTGGTTGGTACTAACACCAACCGTCTGAAGCTTGCGAGCGCTGTGAACTCAACCGCTGGCGGTGTGATTTCGGGCTCTGCGCTCGGAACAAATTCAGCCAGCTTGGCCGTCGCTTCAACAACCATTGCCCCTGGTACTGGTCGCTTTAGCGCTGCTGGTACTGCTGTGAGCGGAGCAAAGACCCTCAAGGTCTTCGTCACCGACAGCGCTGGTACTGGTGCAGGTTCCACCTTGACCTCTACGGCCACGGGTGGCAGCTACGTGATCTGCGAAGTCTCCTACTACCTGGATGACGACGTAGCCACAACTGATGACACAATCCTGCCTTATCTGACTGAGTCCTGATACGGCAATTGTTTCCCTAGGATGAGGGCTATTGGGTGACCATAGCCCTCATTTTTTTGTACATATGGCTCTGTACCAGAACACTAAAACTGGCCAGCTTGTTGAATTTATTGGCTACCACGACAAGGAGTGGGCAATGGTCAAGAATTCAAGCGGGCAAGTTGCTTACGTAGCCTTGAATGATCTTGAGAGCTATGAGCCCAACAAGGGTAGGACGGGTGATGTCCCGCAGCCTCAGTCAGCCGAAGCAGAGGTCGACGAAGACAAGCTGCCAGAAACTATTATCCCGGCAGACACGCGCTTGAACCTGAATGCCGCGACTGCTGAAGCGATCGCTAAGCACGTCAAAGGCATTGGATACGCTACAGCCAAAAAGATCATTGAACTCAAGCTCTCGCTGCCTGGCGAGCGTTTCAATAGCTTTGAACAGCTCAAAAAGATTGGCCGTGTTGACTGGGATGAAGTCATCGCAGCCGACCTCATTTACATCGCATAATTCTCATAGAATTAAGTGAGGTCGCTTGTATTCGATGGAGCTAAACGACTTCGATAAAAGCCGTTGTCGCTTCCACCTGGGGTACAACGTAGGAGC